CTAGGTCACCAACTGCGGCCCGGCCACCGTCTGGACGATCTCGTAGGGCTTGAAGCGGAAGATCTCCTCGCCGAAGTACTCGTTGGCATCGAGGAACGCCGCCTGCAGCGGCTCGACCTCGTTGCGAGCAAATACCTGTGCCACTGACCTTGGGTCACCCGACGACACCCCACTCATGGGCGGGATACCCATGATCTGCCATGGCACGCGGTGTGCCGCCATCTGGTCGTCGCGGGTCACGTTCTTGATGTTGAGGAACTCGTCCTTGGCCGCCACCTCGCTGACCGGGATCACCTTCACGCCGTCCGGCTTACCGCCGGGGCGGTAGACGAACATGTTCCGGAAGTTCCCCGGGCCCTTGCTGTCCTTCATCGCCTTGCGGATCGCGGCGATGTCATCCTCGTTCTGCGCCGGATCGCTCATGTACAGGATGTAGCCCGCATGCGAGCCGTTCTGGTAGTACTTGCGTCGGAACAGCGTCGCCGCTTCGTTGAGCAGCGCCGAGTGCAGGCTGGCCAGCCACTCCGGCACCCCGTAGATCTCCTGGTGCAGATCCGGCTCCATCAGATGCCACACCGCCCCGCGTGCGAATGGGTGTTCCTTCTCGTAGTCCGGCACGAAGAAGTATTGGTCGAGATCCAGCCCGCGCCGCGTGTACTTCGCCATCGATGGCTCGAAGCGCAGCGTCTTGCGGCTCAGCGACCGGCGCCGTTCGAGGTAGCAGTTGCCCACGGCCAGATACTCCTTGAACAGCCGCGAGGCGCTCTGTCGGCTGAGCAGCGGCGTCGGCTCCATGGTGCTGAGCAGGATGTTGCGCTTCACGTGGATAGCCGAGCTGTGGTGGACGGCAGCATGGAATGCCTGGGCTAGCGAGTGCATGTTGATCGGTGGCTCGTACCAGCGGCCGTTGCCGCTCTCCAGGCACTGCAGGTAGTCCAGCACGCCCCTGCCCTGCAGGACCGGCTCCGGGTCGCCGAAGGAAAAAGCCTCGACCGCCGGCGTGTTGAAGGTGGTATCGCTCATCAGAAGATCTCCATGACGCCCGTACTCTGCGGGGTCTCACCGCCGAGGGGCTCGTTGTAAAAGACGTGCATGGCCGCCCAGGCGAGGTCGGCGTGACCGATATCGTCCGAGCGCCCGGCGGTGTAGGTGGCCTGCCGGCCGCTGGCCGTCAGGGTCTTGCGGATGGCCATGAACGACGCCGCGACGTCGGTCCAGCCGGCATCGAACTCGAGCCGACCCTTGCCGATCACATCCAGCGCCTTGAACACCATCAGCGCTTTGATCTCGACCGAGTACTGGATGGCCGTTGCCGCCGGGAAGAAGTGCTTCACCAGCTGGTAGACCGCGCCACCCAGGCCGGTGACATCGATGCCGATGTAGGTGACGTTGTAGCGCTTCGTGATCTCCTCGATCTTCGCGGCCTGCTCGGCATACTCCAGGCCCCGGAACTGGTGCTTCTCCAGCATCCGGAACTTGCCGCCCGAGCGCGCCGGCGGCGCTATGACCACCAGTCCGGCACTGTCACCGGTCGACGCCGGGTCGTAGCCGACCCACACCGGCTTGTTGCCGAAGGGGCGCTTCGTGTGCGGCTTGAAGTCGGCAGCCCACTCCACCCAGCTGTCGACCATGCAGCGCATCATTGTGGCCAGCGGGAACAGCGACTGGCCGTCGTCGATGAACTGGCACATCAGCAGGTTGTTGAATTCGTCCGGCGCGTATTCCCTGCGCAGCTCGTCGATGTCGAACAGGTCGCAACCGCCCGCCTTCGCATCGAGAATCGTGACGATGTGGCGCCAGATGCTGTCCTCGCATGCCACACCGGCCCTCAGACTCGCGTGGCCGACGTCGATCTTGAGCTGCTGCTCCTTCGGCAGGCCCCTGTTGAAGCGCGAGCCGGTCCAGAACGGATAGGCTTCGTGCGAGGTGCTGCTGGGCGTGCTGAAGTAGGTCTTGCGCCACTTCTTGTGCATCGCCATGCCCGAGGCGACCTTGTTCAGCTCCTCGAATCGGTGGACCCAGAAGAACTCGTCGAAGTAGAAGTTGCCGTGGTAGCCCTGGGCTGTGCGGGCGTTGCTGCCGAGGAAGTAGAGCGTGGCGTCGGCATGCTCATCGGTCTGGACAACAATGGGGTCACCCGTCAGGTCGATGCCGCAGACCTCGAACGCCCAGCTCTTGATGTAGAGCTTGAAAATGTGCGCCTGGGCCTTCGAGGCCGACAGGAAGATCTGGTTGCGGCCAGTCTCCAGCGCATCAATCAAGGCCTCGCGGGCGAAGTACCAGGTCGCGCCGATCTGACGCGACTTCAGGATCATGCGCGTGCGCTGATCCTTCTCGCGCAGCCAGGCCTTCTGGTAGTCGAACAGCGACTCTTCGAGGTTCGCGCGCAGGGCCGCGATGTCGTCCGTAGAAAAGTGGTTCTTCCGGCGCGGGGCCTTGGGCCCGGCGTTGCGGTTGCCGATCTTGGGATTGAGGTCAGCCTCATTGCCGCCCGGCTCCTGATACCGTCTGACGCGTGCCAGCCGCTCGATCTGCCGTGTCAGCAGGTCGATCTCCTTGAAGTCCCGCCCTTCCTTCTCGTCCTTGACGATCAGCGCCTGCAGGCGCTGGTCCAGCGTCTCCTCGACGCGCTCTATAGGCGTGAACTCGTCCCACTCGTCCCGCCGCTTCCAGGAGTGGATCGTGGCTGGCTTGAGCACCAGGTGGCGGGCGATAGATGACACGCGCCAACCCTGCCAGTAGAGGGCGCGAGCCTTCCGGCGGGTGTCGAGATCAGCGATGTCTGGAAGGGCCAGTGCATTCATGGCGCCATGATGAAGCGCTGAAAAATCAGGGAGTTGAATCAGATTGTGTATGCGTGGGATTTACACATGCCGCGCGTTGCTGCGCCGCGCGCGCTTGCCGACGATGCGAGTCATATCAGGCAGGCCAATGAGAGCAGGAATCCAGCATGTCCATCAAGAAGTTCAAGTCGAAGTGGTTCCGTGTGGCGGTTGAAGGCGCCACCACCGACAAGCGCACCATCGAGCGCGTCTGGCTCGAGCAGGCAGCCAAGAATTTCAACCAGGCCACCTATGGCGCCCGCATCTGGCTGGAGCACTTCCGAGGCATCCTGTCCGACAGCCCGTTTTCCGCGCTGGGCGACGTGGTCGCTCTGAAGACCGAAGAGGTCACCATCGGCAACGAGAAGAAGTTGGCCCTGTTCGCCCAGGTCGATCCCACCGACGAGCTGCTGGCGATGAACAAGAAGCGCCAGAAGCTCTACACCTCGTGCGAGTTCGACCCGAGCTTCGCTGACACCGGCGAAGCCTATCTGGTCGGCCTGGGCGTCACCGACTCCCCTGCCTCGCTCGGCACCGACATGCTGACCTTCGCTCAACAGAAGCCCGACGTCAGCCCGTTCCGCACTCGTCACTACTCGGAAGCCGCCATGTATACCGCCGCCACCGAGACCCTGATCGAGTTCGATGAGGTCAAGACCGAGGACAAGACCCTGCTGACCCGCGTGACTGAACTGCTCACCGGCGCCAAGAAGAAGGATGCCACCGACGCGCAGAAGTTCAGCGACGTCCACAAGGCGGTGGAAGAGATCGCGCAGCATGCTGCCACCCAGGCCACTGCCTTCACGGCCCTGCAGGACGCCTGCAAGGCTGCCGAAGACCAGGTGCAGGCCCTGACGAAGCGCCTCGATGCCGTCGAAGCCGCGAACAAGGTCTTCAGTGAACAACTGGACAACACCGAACTCGGCGGCCGTCGCCCCTCGGCCACCGGCGGTGATCGCACCACCGCCGCCACCGACTGCTAAGCCACCCGACCCGATTACCCTGGAGACGTCGATGAAGACCGCAACCCGCACCAAGTTCACCCAGTACACCGACCAGATCGCCAAGCTCAACGCCATCGCCAGCGCGGTCCAGAAGTTCACGGTCACGCCCAGCGTCCAGCAGACGCTGGAGAAGCGCATCCAGGAGTCCAGCGAGTTTCTGAAGCGCATCACGATCCTTCCGGTCGACGAGCTGGAAGGCGAAAAGATCGGTCTCGGTGTGTCCGGCACCATCGCCGGCCGCACGAACACCACCGCCGATGAACGCGAGCCGCGCGATGTCAGCGATCTGTCGAAGGGCACCTACAAGTGTGCGAAGACCGACTTCGACACCGCTATCCCCTACGCGAAGCTCGACGCCTGGGCCAAGTTCCCCGAGTTCCAGTCCATGCTGCGCGACGCCATTCTGCAGCAGCAGGCGCTGGACCGCATCATGATCGGTTTCAACGGCACCAGTGCCGCGGCCGCGACCAACCGCGCCGCCAACCCGCTGCTGCAGGACGTCAACATCGGCTGGATCGAGCATGTGCGCGTCGATGCACCGGCCCGCCTGATGTCGGAAGTGGTCGCTGCCAGCGACGAGATCCGTGTGGGCAAGAACGGCGACTACGAGAACCTCGATGCCCTGGTCTATGACGGCATCCAGCTGCTCGACCCGGTGCACCGTCGCCGCCCCGACCTGGTTGTGCTGATCGGTCGTGAGCTGATGCACGACAAGTACCTGCCGCTGATCAACCGCGAGCAGACCGCCGAGAACGCCCTGGCCACCGATGTCATCATCAGCCAGCGCCGCGTCGGTGGCCTGCCGGCTGTCGAGGTGCCCTTCATCCCCGAGGGCACGGTGATCATCACCTGCCTCACCAACCTGGCCATCTACTGGCAGGAAGGTGGCCGCCGTCGCGTCATCCTGGACAACCCGAAGCGTGATCGCATCGAGAACTTCGAGTCCTCGAACGATGCCTACGTGATCGAGGACTACGGCCTGATCGCGGTCATCGAGAACATCGAGCTCGGCGAATGGCCGGTGGTGCCGTGATGAACCGCCGCCTGAGCCCTGCCCAGCGCCACTTCATTCGGGTGACGGCAAGCCAGACGGCTGCCGCTGCCCAGGATGAACACGGCGAGGTAACCGGCAGCGCCTACGAGCTGATGCTGGCAAAACTCACCCAGGATCGTGCTCGCCTCAAGGCCATCCAGTCGGTCGAGACGAAGATCGCGGTCAAGCGCGAGATTCTTCCGGAGTACGCCGACTACGTGGCCGGCGCGCTCGTCGGCGGCAAGGGCGGCCAGGACGAGGTGCTCACCCGCGTGATGCTCTGGCGCATCGATATCGGCGATATCGCCGGCGCCCTGCCGCTGGCGTCCTACGTGCTGCGCTACCAGCTGGTACTGCCCGACAGCTTCAACCGCACGATGGGCTGCCTGATCGCCGAGGAGATCGCCGAACAGGCCCTGGTGGCTGTCGCCGCCGGCACGCCCATGGCGCTGGAGCTGCTGGCCAGCACTGCTGAGCTGACGACCGAGCAGGACATGCCGGATGAGGCCCGAGCGAAGCTGGAGAAGGCCATCGGCCGCACCATGCTGGCCCAGATCAATCCGGACGCCCCGGCAAGCACCGACAAGACCTGGCTCGAGCAGGCGATACCGCACCTGCATCGAGCGCTGACCCTGCACGACAAGTGCGGCGTCAAGACCGAGATCGACCGCGCTGAACGCGCTCTGAAAAAGATTGCTGAACCGGCGCCGCTCGCGCCGGCCGGCTGACCGAGCCTTCCCCGGCACCCCGGCGGCTCGATGGGAATCGCAATGATGGGCATCCCTCTGCCCTGATCCTGCGTGAACCCTCGACCACCGCCGAACCGGCCTGGAGCCCTGCATGACCGGCCTCATCTCTATCCCAGCTGCACAACCACCTGGTGCGCAGATCACCAATGATGGCTGGTTCCCGAACATCGGCCTTGATGACGTCCGCGCCACCGAGCGCCTGACCACGTCAATCAGCCCAGAGCGTCTCCGCTGGGCCATCGTCAACGCCATCCTGACCGTCAACAAGGATCTGGCCGACTGGCGCGAACAACAGACCGCCGCCTCCATGGCCGATATTCCGGCCAGCCAGGTGAACGGCGAGAGCCGCCTGATCAGCCTCTACAAGCGCGCGGTCTATTCCTACGCGCATGCCGACCTGATCGAGCGCTACCCGGACTACAGCATCACTGAGGCCGGCGCCCGCCGGTCGGAAGCCCTGGCACCGGCAGGAGACGACCACTACCGCAACGCCCGCTGGGCCATCCGCGACCTGCTCGGTATCACGCGCTCGACCGTGGAGCTGATCTGATGCAGGTCCGGGCACTGCAAGGAGACACCGTCGACCTTATTGCCTGGCGGCACTTCGGACGCACCGCCGGGGTGGTCGAGCAGATCCTCGAGCTCAACCGGGGCTTGGCGGCTGCGGGAGTGATCCTGCCGGAGGGACATATGGTGACGTTGCCGGACGAAGCACCGGCCGTGGATGTGACCTCGCAGCTGGTGCAGCTGTGGGACTGAATACCTGAACAGGAGAGCACCGTGGCTGAACCCACCACCAGCACTGCCGTCGCGGCAACCGCCGCCGCTGGCGTCGGCTTGGCCACCCTAATCCCGTGGATCGATGTCAACGCGCTGATCGGCGCTATCTTCGGCGCCGCGGTCGTGGCCATGACCAAGAAGGAGTTGCGGCCGGCCGCTCGCCTGCTGGGCATGCTGCTATCGATCATCGGCGGCTACATCTCGGCACCGGAGATCCTCAATCAGACACCGATCACCCAGACCGGTCCGGCAGCAGCCGTCGGCGCGGTCCTCATCATCCCTGTCCTGCTCAAGGCGCTGGCTCAGGTCGAGAAGCTCGATCTGGGCACCTTGCTGAAGGGCAGCAAAGGAGGCTGAGCCGATGATGACCTTCCTGATGTCCACGCTCCCAGGACTGGTGACGGCAATGGCCTACATGATCACCGCCATCCGGTTGCTATGCTTCCCGCGCAACGGCGCTCGGTACCGGCCACTGATCTCACTTCTGGCCTCGCTGACCATAGCGGTCCTGATGTCTTCTGCCATCGTCATTCTCCTGTTTCACCCGGTGGTCGGGGTCGACGAAGCCCTGATCGCCCTACTCCTCTGCGTCCTCGTCTGCCGCGCCGGCGGCAACTTGGCCGCCTTGCTGAGGCCAAGCACATGATCCAGAAACTAACACCCGGCAGTCGCGGGCAGGATGTAAGCCAGCTGCAGCGTCTGCTGAAGTCTGCCGGCCTGAGCATCGAGATCGACGGCGACTACGGTGATGCCACGGCCGCCGCCGTCCGCTCCTTTCAGCAGAGCGCAGGACTGGTGATTGATGGCGTGGCTGGCCTGAAGACCATCGCCGCCCTGCAGGGCCAGCTCGACGCCCGCCTGCTCACCCAACTCGACCTGGTGCGCGCGGCAGAGACCTTGGACGTTGAGCTGGCCGCCGTCATGGCAGTGAACGCGGTGGAAAGCAACGGCCACGGCTTCCTAGCCAACGGCCGGCCGGTGATCCTGTTCGAGCGGCACATCATGTATCGCCGCATGAAAGAGAAAGCATTGGCCAGTACAGAGCCATCGCTGGCGCTGGGCCTTCTGGTTTGCACCTCACGAGCACAACCAGGGATCGTTAATCAGACTCCAGGCGGATACGCAGGAGGAACTGCAGAGCACCAGCGCCTTGCGCATGCCCGCCGGATCGATGACACCGCCGCCCTGGAGTCGGCCAGTTGGGGCCTGTTCCAGATCATGGGCTTTCACTGGCAGCAGCTGGGCTACGACAGCGTGCAGGCCTTCGCCAAGGCCATGAGCACCAGCGAGGGGGCCCAGCTCGATGCCTTCGTGCGCCTCATCAAGGCCGACCCGGGCCTGCACAAGGCGCTGCGCGCTCGCCGGTGGACGGACTTCGCCAAGCGCTACAACGGCCCGGACTACCGGAAGAACCTCTACGACGCCAGGCTGCAGCGCGCCTATGAGGAGTTCAGCGAGGTGCATGCCGCATGACCATCCTCCAGCGACTTCTGCTCAAGTGCATCGCCGCCGGCGTGCTGCTGGCGCTGATCTGGGGCCTGAACGCCCAGCGGCAGGCGGCGAATGCCCGCACCCAGGCCGCGCTGGCCACGCTGAGTCAGGCGATCGACAACCACGGAAAGGCCGTCAGCCAGCTCGAAGCGACCAACCAGCAGATGGTCACGCAATACGCGGACATGCAGGCGCAGTACCAGCGACAAGCCTCGCTGAACGGCGCCATCCGTACCCGTGTCATCCACCTCGAGAGCCTTCAACGTGAAGACGAGAACTACCGCCAGTGGGCTGATCAGCCTCTGCCTGATGCTGTTGTCCGGTTGCGTGAGCGCCCCGCCATCACCGGTGCCGACGATTACCTTCAATGGCTGTCCACCGGTGACGCCTTGCCAACTGCCGGCGACAGCCCCCCGGCTGAACGGCCAGCTTCACAGTGACCTGCAGCTGATCGAGGGCGCTTGGGCGCAGTGCGCCGCCCAGGTCGACACCACCTACCGCTGCCAGCAGAGGCTGCTCCATGAACAAGATCCACAGCCTGCGCGCGGCGATTGAGCAGGCCATCCCAGAGCTGCGGCAGCACCCGGAACGGCTCTCGCTGTTCGTGGAGAAGGGCCGGATCGCCAGCGCCAGCCGTGTGCATGCCTCCTTCGAGTACCGCTACGAGGTCCAGATCCTCCTCACCGACTTCGCCGCTGACGTCGACCTCGCGGTGGTGGCCTGCATCTTGTGGGCTCAGGTCAACGAGCCTGAGATCTTCGACCGCTGGCGCAACACGCAGGAAGGCATCGAATTCGAGGCCGAGGTCATTGATGACAACAAGGTCGACCTCGCCATCACGATGCCGCTCACGGAGCGCGTGCTGGTGAAGCGCCAGGAGGATGGCAGTCACAACATCGAGCACGTCGGGGAGCCGCTGGCGCCGGATCCGCTCGGCCCGCCGCTGGGGATATTCCGCAAGCTCCATGCCCAGCAAGGCGATCAGCCGCCGGTTTACCTGAGCACAGAACCCGCGCCATGACGCAAGACCTGCAGGCGCTCGAGGAGTGGATCAGCCAGCTGACCTCGCGGCTTGAGGCTGGCCAACGCCGGCAGCTCGCTGTCGCCATTCTTCGCGGACTCCAGCGCAGCCAGGCCGAACGCATCAGCGCCCAGCAGAACCCGGACGGCACGCCGTTTGAGCAACGCCGGCCGCGCAAGGGACTGCGGGACAAGCGCGGCAGGCTGCGCCGAAAGATGTTCACCCGCCTCCGTCAGGCCCGCTATCTCAAGGCTACCTCGAACAGCAATCAGGTCTCGGTCGGCTTCCTGCAGGGGGGACTGGTGAACTACATCGCCCAGGTTCATCAGGAAGGCCGACGTGACCGCGTCAGCCGGCGCGGCCCCTACATCCGCTACCCTGAGCGCCAGCTGATCGGCTTTTCGCCCAGTGACATCGACCTCATCCGGGCGACCACGCTGTCTCACCTCGACCACTGATGGCGATGTGTATAGGCGCCATCTACAACGCCAGCTTGCTGACCCCCTCGCGCGATGCCGGCACGATGAGGGCATGAATACCGCCGACCTCACCCGCCGCCTGGACAACCTGATTCGACTCGGAACGATCGAGCAAGTCGACGTCGAGGCGCACCCGGCCCCTCGGGTGCGAGTGATGTCCGGGCGTCTGCTGACCGACTGGCTGCCCTACTTCATGGTGTCCGCTGGGGCAGACCATGACGCCGGGGCCCCCAGCGTTGGTGAAGGTTGTGTGATCCTTTCCCCGGGCGGTGATCCGGCCCAAGGCTTCGTGCTCACTGGCCTACCGACCACGCTCTGGCCATGCCCTGATTTCAGCGACACACAGCGCGCCCGCCACTTCCGTGACGGTGCAGTGATCCGCTACGACTCCGAGACACATCACCTCGAGGTGATGCTACCTGCTGACGCCACATGCCTTGTCAGATCGCTGGGTGGTCTGACCATCGAAGGCGATGTCAACGTGGTTGGCAAACTCACTGCGAGCGTCGATGTCATCGCCGCAGGCGTGAGCCTTGTCGAGCACCCAACATCAGGTGTTCAAGCAGGCTCTGGACAGAGCGGGCCACCGGTAGCGACATCATGATCGGTATGCATTCATCCACCGGCAAATCAAGCACCGACGAGATTGAGCATATTCAGCAATCGATCTCAGACGTGCTGCTGACGCCCATCGCGTCTCGTGTGATGCGCAGGAGCTATGGCTCTCTCATTCCAAGGCTATTGGATCAACCTCTCAATGCTGAAATGTCCCTGTTGCTTTACTCGGCCGCGTTGATTGCCCTGATGCGTTGGGAGCCACGTATCTTGATTTCGCGGATCCTTCTTTCTGAAGCAGCGAATACTGGCACTGCCAATCTGACCATCGAGGGCTCGATAAAAAGCACTGGGAAAAATGTGAACTTGACGATTCCGATTGGGGTGCGCATCTGATGGCTGGGGGCGCTTTCACTACCGTTGATCTTCAGCGCCTTGCAGCGCCTGGAGTCGTAGAAAGTCTCGACTTCGAGAGCATCCTGAATGAGATGCTTCAGGATCTTCGTGCTCGCCATCCGGGATTCACTGCCACTGTCGAGTCTGATCCGGCATACAAAATTCTCGAAGTCGCTGCCTTCCGTGAAGTGCTTCTGCGACAGCGTGTCAATGAGGCCGCAAAAGCCGTCATGCTGGCATTTGCTGAAGACACGGACCTTGATCACATCGGTGCCAATCTGGATGTCGGCAGGCTCCTCATTACCGAAGGTGACCCGGAAGCTATTCCGCCAATCGAACCCATTTATGAGTCCGACGAAGACTTTCGTGCGCGACTCCAACTATCTCTGGAAGGGATAACCACGGCCGGCTCTGAAGGCAGCTATGTTTTCCATGCGCTCAGTGCGGATGGGGATGTCAAAGATGCCAGCGCAACAAGCCCTGCCCCGGGAGAAGTGACCATCTACGTGCTTTCACGCAGTGGTGACGGCGCTGCGGATAGTGAACTTCTTGATGCTGTAGGTGCAGCCCTTAACGCCGAACGCGTCCGCCCGCTAACTGACTTGGTCACCGTGATGTCGGCTGCGATCGTGCCCTACACCATCGAAGCCGAGTTGGTCATGTATCCGGGCCCGGATGCTGAAGTCGTGCGTCAGGCTGCCGAGGATGCCGTGACAGCCTACGCCGAGAGCGTGCGGCGCATCGGCTACGACGTGACCATGTCCGGCCTGTACGCAGCACTGCATCAGCCAGGTGTCCAGCGCGTGAACCTGACCGAGCCCATGGCAACGCTGGCTATTGATGACGGCGAGGCCAGCAACTGCACGGCAATCACCGTGACCATAGCGGCAGGCACCGATGTCTGATCTGCTGCCGCCGAACGCAACGGCCGCCGAGCGCGCGCTGTCCGAGGCAATCGCACGCACTGGCGAGGTACCCGTGCTGGTGCGAGATGTCTGGAACCCAGACCTGTGCCCGCCGGAGCTGCTGCCTTGGCTGGCTTGGGCGTTTACCGTCGACAGCTGGGATACCAGCTGGACTGACACGCAAAAGCGCGGCGCGATCAAGGCATCGATCGCTGTCCACAAGTACAAGGGCACGATCGGCGCGCTGAAGGAGGCGCTGGCCGGCATCGGGTTCGATGCCCAGGCCCAGGAATGGTTCAACCAGATCCCTGCCGGCGACCCGTACACCTTCAAGCTGCTGATCAACAGCGAACAGGCCGGGTTCAGCCAACTGCAGTTCCTGCGCCTGCTGGGCACCGTGCAAGCCACGAAAAACCTGCGCAGCTGGCTGGATGAGGTGGTCCCGAAGGTGTCGTCGCGCGCTGGCCCGAACGTAGCAGCCGTGGCCCTGTCCGGTCACGAAATTACGGTCACGAACTACGTCGTGCCCTTCATCGGCATCAATGAATTCATCTTGGTGGGCTGACATGGAACTGAAAACCTTCTTCGCGCAGGACACCGGCGGCAATGTCATCGCCGGCCCGACTGCGTACCTGTACGAGCCCGGCACCACGACGCTGGTCACCGGTATGGTGGACAAGGATGGCGACCCGCTGGCCAACCCATTCACCGGCACCGTCAACGGCCTGATTCAGTTCGCCGCGCCTGATGGCAAGTATGATCTGCGCGTCACCGGAGCCGGCCGCGACTTCACGATCCGGGTGCAGTTCCTGGACGCCAGCGACGTGGTGGCAGCCGCTGAGGCCGCACGCGATGCCACCCAAGATGCCCAGGCCGCTGCCGAGGACGCTGAAGCTGGTGCCGCTGCAGCCGCTGCAATTGCCATCGCCACGCACAAGTCCACCGCCAACACGTTCACGAAGGCCCAGTCCGTGTCTTTCGTCGGCCTGACCGATGGCGCGAACATCGCGGTCGACGCCAGCCTGTCGAACAATTTCAAGGTGACGCTGGGCGGGAACCGCACGCTGGACAACCCGACGAACCTGGCAGACGGACAGGTCTTGAACTTCCGCGTGAAGCAGGACGGGTCAGGTTCGAAGACGCTGGCCTACGGCAACAAGTACAAGTTCCCCGGAGGTGCGCCGACGCTGACCACGACCGCCAGCGCAATCGACCTTATTTCGTGCGTTTACGACAGCGTCGAGGACAAGCTGTTTTGCAGCATTTCGAAGGGGATGGCGTAATGTTCGCCTGCGCGCCTGCGCTGCTAGCGGCATCGTCTGCCGCACTGGCAAGCATCACCATCGTGAACCCTGGCGCCGAGTCTGGCACCACAGGCTGGACGAACGTCACCGGGACCCTGGTTTCCGACACGTGCCTGGACCCCACTGAATACCCGCCGCACAGCGGTTCCTATGCGTTCAGGCTTGGCGACACAGCCACGTATGAGGGCTACCAGGACGTCACGCTGCCGGCCGCGCTGCACAGCCTGATCGATGCCGGATCCCTGCTGCTGCGCCTGACCTGGTGGGAATCCTACCTGAACGATTCCGCAGCAGACACCGGCCGGATTGGGGTCACGTTTCGAGACACTGGCGGCGCGACGATCAGCACGTTTCCTGGATCGAATGCTGTCGGCGTCACTACCGGGTGGCGCGCGCAGCACACGTTCGTTCTGTTCCCAGCGAACACCCGCTCGATCAGGCTGCACATGTACGGCCTTCGCGGCTTGGGCATCGAGCTGAACTACTACATCGACGACATAGTCGCCGCCGCGAAGGTGCAGACCTATTCTGCAGACCTGACGATCACCAACCCAGGCGCCGAGTCCGGCGTGACCGGCTGGACCAACGTCACCGGAACGCTGGTTTCTGGGGTCTTCAACGGCGCAGGCGAACCCGGCCCGCACAGCGGGCTTAACTGTTTCCGCTTGGGTGCGTCCTCCACGTATGAGGGATACCAGGACGTCAGCGTGTCATCGCGCGCCACGGCCATCGATTCCGGAAACGCTGCGGTCGCCCTGACCTGGTGGCAGGCTGGATGGGCCAGCGACTCCGACTCCGGCGCGATGGCGATTGCATTCCTCAATGGAAGCAACGTCGAAATCGGCCGCCAGACGGCGGTCCAGATCGATAACGACACGTGGCTACAGCGAAATATCAGCGCGAAGATCCCGGCAGGCACCAAGACGCTGCGGCTGATCATGCTGGGCACGCGAGTATCTGCGGGAACAAACCTTAACGCCTACATCGACGACGTCAGTGCCAAAATCATCGAGTACACGCCATGACCTACAAAACACTGCACACCACCTATGGCCTTGCGAAGATCGCGTCCGCCGAGTTGACGAACACACCGATCAACCTGACCGAAATGGCAGTCGGTGACGGCAACGGCAACCCGACCGAGCCCAACGAAGGCCAGGAGGTTCTGGTGCGCGAAATCTACCGCAGCACGATCAACCAGGTGTTCCAGAACCCGGACGACCCAACCGAGTTCACCGCCCAGCTGCTGATCCCTTCCAGCGAAGGCGGCTTCGTGCTGCGCGAGGTTGGTGTATACGACGAGGATGGCGGCCTGTTCGCGGTCGGCAACCTGCCGGACACCTACAAGCCGACCGCCAGCGAAGGCGCCGTATCCGACACCGTCGTGAACGTCGTGTTCAAGGTCACGAACGCCGACGTGATCAGCATCACGCTGGACCCCAGCATCGTGGTGGCGACCCACACCTGGGTACAGAACTACGTCACCCTGTGCACTGTTGCGCCAGGTGGCACCACCGGCCAGGTGCTGCGCAAGGCCAGCAACGCATGCGGCGATGCGGAATGGGCAGACCCGACCGCCGAGCTGAACGTGGTTGTGACCACAATCGAGGAACTGCAGACGCTGGCCGACAGCCAGACACAGGTCGACTGGGCCGTTGTCACCACCGAGGGCTTGGCGATCTACATCGATGGTGTGCGCCTGTCCTTCGGCGCCGGCGTAGACGGGTGGACTAAGGCCGCCGCGCCGAATGACATTACCCGCATTATCCTGGGCCAGAGCTACCCGGCCGGGACGAAGATCCTGGGCGTGCAGAATGAGCCCGCCGGCGCCGTCACCACGCCGCTGCAGCGCGACCAGAACCTGGTCGACGTGCCGGACAAGGCTGCCGCCCGCACTAACCTGGACGTGTACAGCAAGGCCCAGGTCGACACCCTGGTGTCTGCCGGTGTGTCGCCTGGTGCCGTGATGTTCTTCGCGCGCCACACGGCGCCGACCGGCTACCTGAAGGCAAACGGCGCCGCAGTCAGCCGAATCGCCTACGCGTCGCTGTTCGCGTCGATCGGCACCACGTTCGGCTCCGGCGACGGATTCAACACATTCAACCTGCCGGATTTGCGCGGCGAGTTCCCCCGCGGCTGGGATGATGGTCGTGGCGTCGACACCGGCCGGGCGTTCGGATCCAGCCAGGGCAGCCAGAACCTTGCGCACACGCACCTGATCGCCAACAAGGACAACGTGTTCGCAGCCCGCAATACGCTGGATGCAGTCCGTGTCCTGAGCAACAACGGCGGCACCGGTGGCGAGTCCGCGTATCACCTGGGCGGTCACGACCCGGCCGCACGACCGCATAACGCAGGCATCACGAATTCCATGGGTGGCAACGAGGCACGCCCGCGCAACGTCGCGCTGCTGGCATGCATCAAGTTCTGAGGCTGACACCATGACGTCGAAAACCGCGTACCAATTCGACCGCGCTGGCATGCTGACCGGGACCACCGAGGCCGATGAGTCCCCACTGGAACCCGGTGTGTACCTGCTGCCAGCGAACTGCACCTTGGTGGCGCCACCCGAGGAGTGGCCGGCAGACAAATGGCCGCGCTGGATGGGCCGCAATTGGAAGCTGGCCATCAAGCCAGTCTCCCACGCTGAGAGTGGCATTGACCCAGTGGCAAAGCTGCGAGATTTCTTGAACAACAACCCGGATGTGGCGGCCCTCATGGATCAGTGAGCCGCCACATTTTCTCAGATCAGCGCACCTGAAAAACACCAGGTGCTGATGGTGTGAACACTGAAGACCTTGGCAAGGTCAAAGCGATGTGAAGCGCTACTTGATAGAGAATCCGACTCGGATTACCGACACTCCCTATGGATGAGTCAAAATCATTCCCGGCCAAGACATCACCGTCTGAGTTCACGTAGATCGAAAAAACATTGTGGATCTGCCCACTCTGATTGGCGGTGAACATGTACTCGCCATAGAAATTGCCACCAATATCAACAATCCGACCAGTTGCATGGAGAGTCTTGCCATAGCACGAGACTGAAATCTCGCCATCCCCCACCTCTACCCCATCAATCGGAAAATCTCCGGGCAAGTCGTCCCGGGGGATGTCAAAACAACGCTCCAACCTGCTCATTTCAACGCGAAGTGCACGCAGCTGATTTTTGCGTCCGAAAACCTCATTTAATGCTGCTTTTGCATCATGAATCATATTTTCTCTTCCATGAGACCCACTGGCACCATGCCATGGCGTCTATTCAGTTGTGGGGGACTGGAACCCGCTTTACAAGTCACGCGGTGTATCAAACGCACATACACCTTCAACCGCTACCCTCGCCTACCGCGCGCGCGACATCCTGCTCCTGTCCTCGCCCTTCCAAACAGGAGCTGAACCATGTCGGCTGAATACCACCACGGCGTACGAGTCTTCGAAGTCACCGACGGCCCGCGTCCCATCCGCACCATCGAGACCGCCGTGATCGGCTTTGCCGCCACCGCTGCCGATGCCGACGCATTGGCCTTCCCCCTCAACGAGGCAGTGCTGGTTACTAACCCTCAGGCAATGATCGCCAAGGCCGGCGTCGCCGGCACGCTGGCCAAGACCCTGCAGGCCATCGCCGACAAGGGCAACGCCATCTGCATCGTGGTTCGTGTTGAAGCTGGTGCTGATGAAGCCGCCACCACGGTCAATGTCATTGGCACGATCACCACCGAAGGTCAGTACACCGGCCTGAAGGCGTTACTCACCGCCAAGCAGCGCTTCGGCATCAAGCCGCGCATCTTGGGCGCCCCTGGCCTCGACACCCAGGGCGTGGCCACCGAACTCGTGTCCCTTGCACAGAAGCTGCGAGGTTTCGCCTACGTCAGCGCCTTTGACTGCGCCACCAAGGAAGAAGCCACTGCCTACCGCGAGAACTTCGGAGCCCGCGAGGTCATGGTCATCTGGCCGGACTTCACGAAGCTCGGCGTAACCTCCCCGGCCACGGCGCATGCGCTGGGACTGCGCGCCAAGCTCGACCGCGAGGTGGGCTGGCACAAGACCCTCTCAAACGTGGTCGTCGACGGTGTCACCGGCATCAGCAAGGACGTGTTCTGGGATCTGCAGGATCCGGCCACCGACACCGGCTACCTGAACGCGGCCGAGGTCACCACCCTGATCCGCTCGGACGGCTTCCGCTTCTGGGGCTCGCGCACCGCCACGGATGACCCCCTGTTCGCTTTCGAGAACTACACCCGCACCGCTCAGGTGCTCATGGACACCATGGCGGAAGGTCACTTCTGGGCTGTCGACAAGCCGATGCACCCCAGCCTGGCCAAGGACATCATCGAGGGCATCAACGCCAAGCTCCGTGGCCTCAAGGCGCAGGGCTACATCATCGATGGCCAGTGCTGGTTCGATCCGGAAGCGAATGGCATTGACGTGCTGCAGGCCGGTGGCCTTTACATCGACTACGACTTCACCCCGGTGCCGCCGCTGGAGAACCTCATGCTGCGGCAGCGCATCACCGGCCGCTATCTGGTGAACTTCGCGGAAGCCGTGGCTGCGGCCTGACGCTGCTGGTGAACACGCCCCGATCGTCGGGGAAAGACCTACGATTTGAAGGAGGCCAGCCATGTCGCTGCCGAGCAAGCTGAAGAACCTGAACCTGTTCAACGAGGGCAACAGCTACCTGTCCCTGGTGAAGTCCGTCACCCTGCCCAAGCTGGCACGCAAGATGGAGTCCTATCGTGGCGGCGGCATGAATGGCGCCGTGAAGACCGACTTCGGTATGTCGGATGACGGCCTGACGCTGGAGTGGGTCCTGGGCGGTCTGGATCTGATCGTCCTCCGCCAGTTTGGCGCCGTCGGCGTAGATGCCATCGGCCTGCGCTTCGCCGGTGCCTACCAGCGCGAGGATGACGGCGGTGTGGATGCCGTCGAGATCATCGTCCGTGGTCGCCACGAAGAGATCGACATGGGCGACGCCAAGCCGGGTGAGGACACCGAGCACAAGATCAAGACCCCACTCACCTACTACCGCCTCGAGATCAACGGCGTGGTCGAGATCGAGATCGATCTCTTGAACTTCAAGGAGGTCGTGGGTGGTGTCGACCGTATGGCCGGTCAGCGCCGCGCCATCGGCCTGGCCTGACCCTTCCCTGCCGGCAGCCGCCGGCGGCTCCCCTGACACTTTCTGGAGCGCCTCATGAGCGAGCAGAACCACATGCCGGCTGATCAGCAGGCGCAGACCGAATCCATGAAGAACCCCAACCTGGTCACCCTCGACGAGCCGCTGCAGCGCGGCACTCTCCTGATCACCGAGATCGAGGTCCGCAAGCCCAAGGCCGGCGCCCTGCGCGGCCTGCAGCTGGTCGACGTGCTGCGCATGGACGTCGACGCCCTGCGCGTGCTGCTACCTCGTATCACCACGCCGGCACTCACCGCCCAGGACGTGTTGGAGCTGGATCCGGCCGACCTCCTGCAGCTGGGCGCGAAGGTGAGCGATTTTTTGCTGCCGAAGGACGCGCGGCAGGAAGCGTCCCTCGGCGCGTGAATGACGCCATGGCGGACATCGCTGCTGTATTCCACTGGCCGCCGTCCACCATGGATGACATGGATCTCGCTGAACTGATGGGCTGGCGTGAAGACGCCCGCAAGCGCTGCGGACAGGACGATGACTGACAGACTGAAGCTGCAGGTACTGCTCGATGCGATCGAGACGGTCACCGCCCCCCTCAAGAAGATCCAGCGCGGCAGCGCCCAGACCTCTGCCGCATTGCAGGCGACCCGCCGGCAACTGCGCGATCTCGACAAGCAGCAGGCGAAGATCGACGGCTTCCGGCAGCGCCAGGCAGCGCTCAACCAGACTCTGAACGACCTGCAGAAGGCCCGGCACCAGTACAAGCTCTACAGCCTAGAGGTGGCGGCCAGCGGCCCGCCGACCGAGGCACAGGCCACGAAGCTCAAGCGCCTGGCCAGCGCCGCCGACAACCTTCGCTTGAAGCAGACCCGCCAGGTGAAGCAGCTCGCCGACAACAGACGTGCGCTCGACGAAGCCGGCATCGCCACCAACCGCCTGCGCGGCTTCGAGAAGGAGCTCAAGGCCAGCGTCGAGGCCGCCAATGCCGCCATGAAGAAGCAGGAGGCCCAGCTGGCCACCCTGGCTGCCAAGCACAAGAGGCTGGCCGCTGCACGCAAGGCCTACGACAACGCCATGGGGTGGGCCGGCAACGCGGCCGCGACCGGTGCCGGCCTGACCGCCGGCGGCACGGCCGGGCTGGTGCCAGTGGTGAAGTTCATCAAGGACTACTCGACCTTCGAGGACGCCATGCTCGGCGTGGCGCGCCAAGTGCAGGGAGCCCGCGATGCCAATGGCAAGCTGACGCCGACCTACTTCCAGCTCGCCGCCGGCATCCAGGAACTATCCAAGCACCTGCCGATTGCCGCCACCGGGCTGGCCGCCCTGGTCGAGGGCGGCGCGCGCATGAACATCCAGGGCGTGGCGAACCTGCTCAACTTCGCCGAGACCGCCGCCATCATGGCCTCGGCCTTCGACCTGCCCGAGGACGAGCTGGGCGAAAACATGGGCCGCATTGCAGCACTCTACAAAATCCCGATCAAGAACATCCGGGATCTCGGCGACGTCATCAACTACCTCGACGACCAGGCGCTCTCCAAGGGTGGCGACATCATCGATGTGCTGCAGCGTGTTGCCGGCGTGGCCACGACCGCCGGCATGGACTACCGCACCACGGCCGCGCTGGGCAGCACCTTCCTGAGCCTGGGCAGCAGCGCCGAGGTAGCGGCCACGGCCACCAACGCGATGATCCGTGAGCTGTCCATCGCGGAGAACCAGAGCAAGCGCTTCATGACCGGCATGGACATGCTGGGCATGAACCCGGCCGCCATCCAGAAAGGCATGGCCCAGAATCCCACCGACACCATCATCAATGTGCTCACGGCCATCCAGGCGCTGAGTCGGGAAAAGCGCCTGTCCGCGGCCACGATGCTCTTCGGTGACGAGTTCGGCGACGATGCCGCGAAGCTATCGGGAAACCTGGCCGAGTACCGGCGCCAGCTCGAGCTGGTCAACGCGGCCCAAGCCAAGGGTTCCATGCAACGCGAGGCCGATGCCCGCAACCAGACCGTGTCCGCCCGCTGGCAGATGACCCAGAACCGGCTCTTCAACACCTCCGGCACTCAGGGCGGGCTGCTGAAGGGACCACTCATGGGCCTGCTCGACACCCTGGACAACGTGCTGGAGCGCGTGGACACCTGGACCAAGGCCAATCCGGTGCTGACAGCCACCCTGCTCAAGGGACTGGCCGTGATCAGCGCCATCATGGTGGTCATGGGCGGGCTGACGCTGGCGCTGGCCGCGATTATCGGCCCCTTCGCCATCATGCGTTTAGGCATGTCCCTGCTGGGCATCCAAGGCTTCGGCGCCATGACGCTGCTGAGCAAGGGCATCGGGCTGGCTGGTATCGCACTGAGCGGTCTCTTCCGGATCATGCTGTTCAACCCTGTCGGGTTGGCGCTAACGGCCATCGCAATCGCGGTCTACGCGATCTACAAGAACTGGGACTACCTGAAGGCCAAAGGCCAGGAGTTCCTGAACTGGTTCACTGGCCTGCCGGAGCGATTCCGCACCATGGGTTCGCAGATGCTGGATGGCCTGATCGGCGGCATCAACAGCAAGCTGGCCAGTCTCAAGGCCACCATCACCAGCGTCGGAACTGGCGCAGTCGGCTGGTTCAAGGAGCGCCTGGGAATTCACTCCCCCAGCCGCGTGTTCGCCGAGCTGGGCGGCCACACCATGGCAGGCCTGCAGATCGGCCTGCAGGGTGGCACCGGTGGCGTGCTTGGGCAGATCAACCGTATCACCGGCCAGCTCAAGACCGCCGGCGCCGGCATGGCGCTGGGCATGACCATGCCGGCGCTGGCTGGCGTCCCCATCGACAACCGGCCAGCCATGTCCGTGCAGCGGTCGGCTGGCAGCGTGGTGGTCCAGGGCGACCAGATCCACCTGACCATTCAGGTCACAGGCGGAGATCCCCGGCAGATCGGGCAGGCTGTCGAGCGCGCCATGCGCAAGTTCGCCCAAGACAAGGCAGCCACGGTGCGCTCTGCTCTGCGCGATCTGGAGTAATGCATGCAGTCGATGATGATGACCCTCGGGATGTTCGTGTTCAGCCTGTCGTCACTGGCCTACCAGGACTTCAGACGCCAGACCAGCTACCGACACGCATCCCAGAACCGCATCGGCTTGCGGCCGGCCAACCAGTACCTGGGCCCGGGCGATGACAAGATCACCCTCTCTGGCTGGTACACCACCGAGCTGGCGAGCGGCATGATCTCCATGGACACCCTGCGCCTCATGGCTGAGCGCGGCGAGGCCTGGCCGCTGATCGAGGGTACCGGCCGCATCTACGGCCTGTTCGTCATTGAAGAGCTCGAGGAGACCAAGACGGTCTTCTTCCCGGACGGCCACCCGCGCCGCGTCGAGTTCTCCTTGCAGCTCAAGCGCGTAGATGACGACCGCGTGGACCTGCTGGGCAGCCTGCTCAACATTGGCCTGAACCTGCTGCGATGAACCTCTGGACCATCAACCCCCAGCACGTGCCCAAGCCGGCCTACCAGATCAGCCTGGCCGGCGAGGACATCAGCGCACGTGTTCAGGGTCGGCTGATCAGCCTCACCTTGACCGACAATCGCGGCCTCGAGGCCGATCAGCTTGATCTGACCATCTCCGACAGCGACGGCAAGCTGGCCATGCCGTCCAAGGGCGTCAAGCTGCAGCTGGCCATTGGCTGGCAGGGCTCGCCGCTGGTCGACAAGGGCACGTTCACCGTCGACGAGGTGCGCCATAGCGGCGCACCTGACCAGCTCACCATCCGCGCCCGCAGCGCGAACCTTTGCGCCGGATTGCGGGTGAAGCGGGAGCGCAGCTGGCACAACACCACCCTCGGCGCCATCGTGAAGTCCATCGCGGCCACCAACGGCTTGAAGGTGGCATTGACCGCGCGACTGGCAAGCATCGTCATCAAGCACCTGGACCAGACCAGCGAAAGCGACGTCAACCTGCTCACCCGGCTCTGCAAGGACCACGGCGCCATCGCCAGCATCAAGGCGGACCGCCTGGTGGTGTTTCCCAGCGGGCAGGCTGCCACGGTGTCCGGACGAGAGATCTCGCCGGCGATCATCACACGCGCCGATGGCGACGAGCACGAGTACGGCTCCAGCGACCGCGATGCCTACACCGGGGTCATGGCCTACTGGCTGGAGGCCAGCACCGGCCGCAAGCGCGAGGTTATTGCCGGCGATGAAGAAAATCTGAAAACCCTGCGCCACACCTATGCTACCGAACAGGATGCCATGACGGCGGCCGTTGCCGAGATGGGCAGGATCCAGCGTGCTGCAGCCACCTTCACACTGGATTTGGCCGTAGGTCGGCCTGAGCTGTATCCCGAGACTCCTCTGATCGTGAGCGGCTGGAAACCAGAGATCGACGGACAAGCTTGGATTGCCGTGAAGCTGGTGCACAGCATCACGGACAGCGGCTTCACCACAAAAGTTGAGGCTGAAGTGTTCTCAGCCGAGTCCAGTCACAGCAACGACAGCCAGTTGTCGGGAGTGCGTGCTCGATGGATAGACAGTAAGACCGGTAAGCGGTCACTAGTTCTAGCTGGAAAGGAAGGAAACGTGCAAACCCTCTCGCCGCTCTACACCAACAGAGCCATTGCCAAGACACGAGCAAACGCAGCGCTTCGACAAGCGCAGCAGACTTGAGAGCGAGATTGGCCATCGACTTAAATCGACAGTGTCACTAAGCTAGGCGCCAGCAAACATCGCCAATCGAGAAAAATGTGGAAGCTCAGCCAATAATTAAATGGGCCGGTGGGAAACGATGGCTTACAGCTCAAGCAAGTTGGCTTTTCCCCGAAAAATTCAACAATTACATAGAGCCATTTTTTGGAGGTGGGGCCGTTTTTTTTCATCTAAAGCCTAGAAATGCAATAATCTCAGACATTAATAAAGAGATAATAAATGTTTACACCTCAATTAAGAAGGACTGGAAGCCAATTATAGAGTTACTACAAATCCATCAAAATCTTCATAGCATTGAGCACTACTATGAAGTTAGAAAATCATCGCCTAGCGGGTGCATGGAAAAAGCAGCAAGAACGCTATACTTAAACAGAACATGCTGGAATGGACTTTATCGCGTCAACTTAAAAGGCGAATTTAATGTCCCAATTGGCACAAAAAAAAATATCTTAATTGATATTGACAGCTTTCCACATGTCTCCAATCTATTATCTTCAGTAGAAATTTTGTGTTGCGACTTCGAAGAGTCAATAAATAAATCACAAGATGGCGACTTTGTTTTTATTGATCCACCATATACAGTGAAGCATAACTACAATGGCTTTATAAAATACAATGAATCCCTCTTCAAATGGGAAGACCAAATACGACTGAAAAATGCAGTCGACCGTGCCACCGAAAGGGGGGCAAAGGTTTTAGTTTTAAATGCAAACCATGCATCAGTTTGCGAACTTTATGAGGGATACAATCAACATGTACTTTCAAGAAGCAACGTACTTGCAGGAAAAAGCGAGTTCCGGGGGAAGTACCAAGAACTCGCTATACAATGCTGGGAATAGCTAACCAAGATTCAATTCTGTTTTCAGCTTTCTGTAAAGTGCCGACTCCCCACTTGATCCTGGTTTGTAATTTGCCGTCGTAAACTCATCATCGATAATTTGATAGTTATCAAAAACCCTTTTGAAATCACCTTCAGATGGCTTATCAAGTCCTAGGCCACTATATATATCCCCCAAGAGACGCATAAGTGCAAAAAAGCCGTTTGTCTTTGAAAGCATGACTCCTCGCTCAGATGACTCCCAAGCTACTGGCCACCTTTTACTTACTGCCGAGAAATAATCCCAAACTATATCAGTAAGATCGAAATCGCGCTCTTTAATAAGAAACTGCCTAAATATAAGTTTGTTCAAGTTCCCCTCTGAAAGCGCAGGAACTTTACCTCTCATATAGGCATCACGATCTCTCATTGGATCTGATGAAATATATTTCATGAGCGACTGAACAAAAGCTGCTTGAGTAATACTTCCTGGGAGGCTATGCGGAGTCGCAGTTCCTAGTCTCTTTATTCTTCGATGTAGCGGACTGTCTTGTTCTTTCTCAAGGACAACCGCAATTTCATGACATAACTTCTGAGGGCTTCTTTTTGTCGCTAAATCATACAGATCATAAGCAAGACTATTATTAACCTTCGTCTGCGCCAAATTGACTGTTGAAAATATATAAGCCTCCGACGACACATCAATATCTACAAATATTGATACATTGATTTGAAAGTCGCCTTTTGCATAGCCATCAAGGCCAGCTATTCTATGCTGTCCGTCAATAACATTAGCAATTCCCTCATAATTAATACTCTCATAAACATCATCCACCTGAGCTTTGTATGCATGCAAAGTTAGAATACTTCTTTCCTCATCGAACTCGGCACAACGCTCTTGAACAGATAGTAGTACGGCCGTAGGAAAGCACGCATCAACAGTTCTTACATACTCAGATATCTTTCGAACTCGATCCTTACTAAGCGGCCGCTGAATTCCAAGATAAGTCTCAAATCCTCTCTCACCTTCTAATCGCCTAACATCTGAAAAAGTGATCTCCCTTAAATCCTTAGAATCAATAACTCCAATATAAAAATCCCCAAGAGGCTGTGTGACCTTAAGGCAGCGCACCTCTAACTTACGATCAAAATGCATCTCATCAACCAAATCATCATTCATTACTGCACCCCGCGATGGCGGCTATAACCGTCACGAAATTTTTTTGCACTACTCTCAATTTCACTACCGGGATCAATTCCTGCCTCAAAATATCTAAAACAATTAACAATATAAAGAATAATAATGGTTAATAAAAACATAGAAATAGAAACATAATATGCAAATTCGATATTTATATAATCATTGGAGGCTTTTTTGGAAAAATAAATGGTTGCAGCAGTTTGAATCATAAACACAGAAACAATATATGACATTGGAGAAGGGACCTTTAATATCTGGCTGTCCTTCCTAAACTCAAGCGCCATCACCAAGACCGGAGCAATCAATGATGCCGAGTAGAGTATAAGAGCTCCATCATTAATTTGAACATATAGCATATTGCCGACAGAAGCTACAGCGGCAACGAAACTATCAATATCTTTTTCATTAGACATTGCCGCAAAAAATGCAGCCGCCCATAATGGAAATGTAGCCAACAGGACTGTAATAGCAACATCACTTGCAGCATCGAGAAAGTTCTTTTTTTGCACACGAGAAATCCCTTTGCAAAATGGAAGGAATTCGATTGCCGGCAAGAAATACTTATTAATAAACCTGTCCATAACTAATCGCCTATAAAAAGCATGCAAAATTCAGTAAAAATTCCCAAAAGCCTTAAGCACAACCAGCATTATGATCATTAAAATTACTCCTTCAGAGAAATTTTTTGCCTCAAAAAACATGAAGCCAAACTACTTGTAAAAAATATGCATTTCATGAATATTTAGCATCTGTTATTGTTAATAATAATTTCAATAAAAACTATATTCTCTATTTTTATAGCTGAGCCGAACTCTATAATTAGCTTCAATGCCCCAACCCACAGGCCCACATTTCCTCGTTCACCACCACGATCGAATGCCCCTGCTCTCGCAGCTCAATGGCGCGGCGGATCTTGTTTCCGTAGCTCTCGTTGATCCAGTCCCTGGATGACAGAGCGCCCACCACCAGGTAGTCGACTTTCTTTGAGACCGCGCCGGCGACTGACCCGCCGCGGATGATGATTTCCTGACTGCAGCGCTCGCGGGGGCCATAGGCGAACTTGCCTGTCAGCACGAATGAGCGGCGCGGGAACACGAGATCGATTTCTTGCGGCATGTCCGCGCTGTAGAGACGAGTGGACATGCCACCGACCGTGCCCTGCTCATCAAATGCAGATCCGTTCAGATCCTTCAGGACGGTCAGCAGATCAGCCCTTTCAGACTCCGAGACATGGTTGTCCTGGAGCACAGCACGAACACGCTCAATGATGCGACTGAAAGGCCAGGTGCTCTGCATATGCGCATTCTGTTCAAGCCAGCTGTGCAGCACCCGGATCTCTGTGTCATTCAAGGCATCGTCAGCCACGAGGCCATGTGCCATGCCGCCCAGCCGGTGAAGCACGGCGTCATCATCGGAGAACCTCGACATGGGTCGCTGGCGCACTATGTCATCGAGCATGTCGCGCAGGTCTTCGAGCTCGTCTCTCGATACATAGCCGTCAGCCAGGATGTCTTTGACCTGGCACACGATGTCGAAGACGTCCGGATCGCCATACACAATAGCGTCAGCCTCGTTGAGCCAGACACTGAGGTAGGAGACCTCACGATCATTGAGCGTGTGGTCTGCCGTGATGCCCTGACAGATACCCATCAGGGTGTTGAGCATTTTTTCGCGGTTTGCGGTGCTACGAAACCCGGCCACTGGCTGGCCGTGCAGATCCTTTTGCTGAGTCATACCTTCCGTCCATGTTGTTGTTGTTGTCGGAAAACCAGTCATCCATCAAAGCCACAGCCCGGCGAGCCACCCGGTGCGGGAAAAAAAGCGTGCGATCCATCCAGGCGCCAACCAGCACAACCGGTATGAGCGCGAGAACAGAGACAAAAATGGGGATTTCACTGAGCAGCAGCGCTTGAAGTGCAGGTACGCTCATCGCAACCACAAGGAACCAACCGAAAAAACGATCGAGAGTGGTTGCGTTGGACTTCAGGCGCCCGTCAGACCAGATGATCATCCTATGCCGCCAGGCTGGCTCAAGCTCGGTCTTCACGAAGTGATGCTCGGACATCAGCCATTCGAAGCACTCGCGCGCAGGCTTGGCGCACCACACGCCTGTTCGTGATGCAAACTCTTCCTGCAGCTGCGACTCTGGCTTTTGAGGTAAAGACCCGAACACCACCGTGCCATGATTGTGGATGTCATTTCCTGCCACCTGCCCGGAGACTCCGCCACCGATTTTCATGCCATCCATGACCGGGTCCATCTTGTTATTTTCCGAACCTCACCGGACCACTGTTGGTGATGTCGCCACCAGCAACCTGCCCAGAAACTGCGCCCTTGATGAGCACGCCCCGATCCGCACTCAGACCTGCCTCAAGTGCACCCAGCGCAGCTGCCTGGAGACTGACGGGAGCTGATCGATACAGCGTGAGGAGCTTCTCTTCAAACTGCTCCAGCATGCTCGTGTTGCGCACCCCCATCACGATGTAGAGGACATCCGCGCCAGCTTCACCAATACCGGCCAGGTAGGCCAGATCAGGTGTGCGTTCTTCCTTCTCATAGTTCAACTGGGTGTTTTTGGAGCAGCCGCCAAGGCTCGCAAACTCAGCTTGAGTGCGATTAAGCCTCGATCGCTCTTCGCGCAGTCGGTCGCCAAATCCCACAAATGATTACCCCAAGCATTGACAATCCCAATTCCTTGGGTAATTCTCATCCCTGATCACACAATTGCACACATGAATGCACTATGACCGACGCCACCTTTAATGAGCAAGCCCTCGCGGCTGCCCGCAATCGCTTCTACGAGACCGGCACTACCGTTCACGCATGGGCAATGGCTCATGGTGTCTCGCCGTCAACCGTCTACGAAGTCCTCTCTGGCCGCCGGCGGTGCTGCAGAGGGGATGCGCATCGCGTTGCTGTAGCACTTGGCCTCAAGCCAGCCCCGAGTCAGCAGGCTACGACCGTTTGCAGCCAACTTCATCATTCAACTTGAGGCTCGCTGAATGGACGTCCAACTCGCGTTTTACCGCACAGCACATGCATTTAAAGGTGGCACCGAGGCCTTAGGCCCGCTCATGGGCATGAGCGGCGCCGTGCTGAGGAACAAGGCCAACCCCAACAATCCCAGCAACAAGCCACTGCTCAGCGATGCTGATCTCATCATGGGCATCACGGACAACCACCTCATCCTGCACACGCTGGCTGCCAACCATGGCTACGTCTGCTATCGCCTCGACTCGGACGTGCCGCCCAGCGACCTCGCCGTCCTGGAACTGATCACGCACCTGTGGCGGGCACATGGCGATGTAGGGCGTGCTGTCGATGACACCCTGGCCGATGGTCGTGTTGATGCTCAGGAGCTCGCTGCCGTTCGCGATGCCATGTACCGGACCATCCAGTGCATGCAGGTCATGTTGGCACGCCTGGAGGCCATGGCATGAGCTACGGCCTAATCTGCGCGCACTGCCGCGCCAAGGTGCGCATTCGAAGCTCCCTCGGGGAGCATCTCCTGCTTCGCACAGCGTATTTGCAGTGCACCAACGAAGCCTGTGGCGCCACGTACCGGGCCGCCTTCGAGATCACGCACACCCTCTCGCCTTCCGCCATGCCCAACCCGGCAATCCAGCTGCCGCTGGCTCCCTCGGCCATGCGCCGTGACGCCATGCGCAGCCTGCAAGGTGATGACAGGCAAGCAGACCTGCTCGATGAAATCGAAGAACAAGAACCTCAACACACAGCAGGAGCGGCATGACATGACTGAACTGCAAGGCCACGCACTGAACTGGCTTCGCCAACACCACTGCCAGCACCTGCGCGGTGATCGCATGCGGCTGGTTGACCGCTGCACACGCTATCTGATCGAACGCTTCGAGGTGTCGCGCCGGCAGGCGGACATTGCATCCGTGCATGCCATTGCCGATGTGGAGCGTGAGGAGCTGGGCTGGCGAATTGATGCGTTGCGCACCACGCCGAATGCCCTCTTTCTGTACCACCCGGCCACCGGCCAAACCAAGGTCTTCCTGACCAGCGACCTGCCCGACGATGCGGCCTGGTGGCCCGCCGGCGGCGATCTGTCGCAACCGCATAACTGAGGGCAGGTCATGTCCTCAATGGCAACTATGCCTAGCCCTCAGCGCAGCTCGTTCAGCAGCTCAGGGTGCTTGCCCAGAATCCGCATCAGCGCCCAGGTCGACTTGTGCGGCTGCGTACGACCACGCTCATACTCCGAGAATGCCGACGCGCCGCCGCCGAAGATCAGGCCGGCCTCAGCCTGCGTCAACTTGAGCTGCCTGCGGATCTCGCGAATGACCCGGGCCTTGCGCTCAGTGACCTGCCCGCGTGCTTCGGTCAGCGCAGCGCTGAATCGCGCACCCTCACCGGCATCGAATTCGACTTCGCCACAGACCGGGCAGTGCCAGCCAGACACCGCTGCCACCGTGAAGGGCAGACCGTCGATGACCGTTTTCAGGTCACGCGCTTCGTGGGCCAGCTCAGTGCCGTCATCGCACTGCAGGCAAAATCGGGAAGTGCATTCCTGTGTCATGTCACAACTCCTTGAACTGGATGACCACCGTGCCGTCACGCAAGGTCAGCTTGATGTAGGCCATGCGATCGTTCGGGCACGGCGCGTGATACACGTCCTGCCACACCCGGTGATCGGCATGGGTCGTCATGCTCTTGTAGAGCATGGACGACTTCAGACTCAGCACAACGGCAACTGCCTCAGCAGCTGTAAGGCCCAGAGCATCTACTCCGACCTGCGCGGTACGAGTGAAGACATCGATGCCGCACCTGGCAACAACCGCCTGGAGCTCGTGCAACGCATAGTGGGCGGTGTGCTTTTCCATATCCCTCACTTTAGGGAATCCATGAATTCAGCACAAGTTAAAGTTTATGGAATCCATAAATATTTCGCTCAGCCCTGCCTCACAGGGTTGACAGTACAAAACCTCCGGGACGACACTGTTCGTGCTGCGGTAAATCCCGCAGTCGGGCTTGGCGGCCCGGGTGTTCCAGGCTCACAGAGCCGCAGAGCGTTTGACGTTCGCGGTTTTTTTTGTGGGCACGCTCCAGCGCGTCGTTATGGCGGGCTGGGCGGTGGCTCCTTCGGGAGCGCCGGTCCTGGAGCCCGGTCCGCCAACGCCGTCCAGCCTGCCACCCTAGTCTTGGCGGACTCTGGTGGTGGGTTTCACAACCCAGTTCCAGGAGGCCCATCATGGCCCAGTACACCGCCCCAGGTGCGTCCGCACCGTCCCTGCTGTCCCGTCTCATCGCCGCTTACCACCGCCGTCATGCTGTCGCTGCCCTTCTGGTCAGCCGGCAACGCGCGAGCATTCGCCTGGCGCGCTACAACGCGCACATGGCAGCTGCCCGCCGACTGGCGGTGCGGCATGACTGACCACCCACGTGCTCAGCAGGCCCTGCACGCCCTCGACACCTGCGAGTTCCGCCTGCATGAACTCGCCCAGGCCCTGATCGCGGTCAGCCGGCTCGCCGACCGCGCAGCCACCGTGCGCGCCCCAGAACTCAGCGGTGAAGAGCTGGGCAGCCTCATGAGCGTGCTCGGTCAAACCCTGCAGGCACGTGCCCAGGAACTGGCTCTCATTGCCGATGAGCTCCGGAGGCGCGCATGAACCACGACTTGCGCGAGCGCGTGCTCACGCGCCTCGAGGCCGACTACGGCTTCAAGGCGCGGGCAGCCGGGTGGCTGCGCGAGGGCACCTGCCCCAGTTGCAAGAAGAAAGAGCTCTACGTCAGCGCCGAGTCGCCCTGGATCGTGCGTTGCGGCCGACTCAACAAGTGCGGCGCCGAGCTGGCCGTGAAGGACGTCTACCGCGACCTCTTCGACGACTGGTCCAGCCAGTACGCCGCCACCGAACAGGAACCGGCCGCCACGGCCGCCGCCTACCTGCAGTTCTGCCGGGGCTTTGATCCCAAGATCACCGCCGGCGAGTTCATCCAGGAGGCCTATTTCGACAACGCCGCCCGGGCTGGCACCGCCACCGTGCGCTTCCCGCTCGAGAAAGGCGGCTGGTGGGAGCGCCTCATCGATCGCCCGCACCGGTTCGGCAAGATGAAGGCCCGCTTCAAGCCCGGCGACAGCTACAAGGGCAGCTGGTGGCGACCCGCCGCCGTTGACCTGAGCAGCGTCAAGGAGCTCTGGATCACCGAAGGCATCTTCGATGCTCTCGCCCTGCTCCACCACGACGTCCAGGCCGTGGCTGCCCTGTCCAGCAACAACTTCCCCGACATCGCCCTCGAGGCACTTGCGAAGGCGCGCACCGGCGACCTGCCGAAACTGGTCTGGGCCCTCGATGGCGATGGCGCCGGCACCAGCTTCACCCGCAAGTTCGTGAAGCGGGCGCGCGACCTCGGCTTTGTCTGCGAGGCGGCGACCATCACCCTCAAGGACCGCGCTGGCAAGCGCCTGGACTGGAATGACCTGCACCTGCGTGACCAGCTCGGCATCAACACCCTCGCCGAGTGCCGCTACCAGGGCGCGCTGCTGATTGCCGAGAGCGCCCGAGACAAGGCCCTGCTCATCTATCGGCACAAGGAAGAGCGCGAGTTCTACTTCGGCTTCGACAACCGCCTGTTCTGGTTCAAGTTCGACGACAAGCGCTATGCCGACGCCCAGGACCGCCTGGCTGACAGCGAGCGCGCCGAGGCCATGACCGACGACGAGCGCCGGGCCTATCTGCTGCAGCAGGCCGGCGCCGTCAACGAGGTCGCCAACTGCTACCCCGAAGTGCTCTACCACCAGCGCGCCGAGGTCACCGACGAGGCCTGGTACTACATCCGCGTCGCGTTCCCGCATGGCGGTCCGGACATGAAGATGGCTTTCACCCCGGCGCAGATCACATCGGCCGGCGACTTCAAGAAGAAGCTCGCCCAGGCGGCTGGCGCCTGGTGGACAGGCAGCCAGCACCAGCTCGACATCCTCATGAAGAACCAGACCTACAACATCAAGAGCGTCGAGACCATCGACTACATCGGCTACAGCCGCGAGCACCGCTGCTGGATCCTCGACAAGGTGGCCGTGAAGGATGGCGTGGTCAGCCAGATCAACGACGAAGACTTCTTCGAGTTCGACAAGCTGCGCCTCAAGACGCTCATGAAAGGCGTGCCGCTGTCACTGCGCATCGACACCAGCGAATACAACGAACGCTGGTTCGACATGCTCTGGCAGTGCTTCGGCACCCAAGGCATGATCGCACTGTCCTTCTGGACAGGCTCCCTGTTCTGCGAGCAGATCCGCGCGGCCCACAAGAGCTTTCCATTTCTGGAGGCCACCGGCGAGGCCGGCGCCGGCAAGACCACGCTGCTGACCTTTCTCTGGAAGCTGTTCGGGCGTGAATACGAAGGCTTCGACCCAAGCAAGTCGTCCATCGCGGGCCGTTCGCGTGCCATGGGTCAGGTAGCCGGCATGCCGGTGGTGCTCATCGAGGGCGACCGCAACAGCCCCGACAAGGCCCACGCCAAGTCCTTCGACTGGGATGAGCTGAAGGACTTCTTCGGGGGAGGCACGTTGCGCACGAGGGGCGTCAAGAATGGTGGCAACGACACCTATGAGCCGCCGTTTCGCGCCACCATCTGCATCAGTCAGAACGCCGACGTGAATGCCAGCGAGGCCATTCTCACCCGAATCGTGAAGCTGCATTTCAAGCGGCCTGTGGTCACCAGCGAGAGCCGTGCCGCCGCTGACAACCTGAACATGATGTCTGTCGATGCCGTCAGCCACTTCCTGATCAAGGCCGTCCGCAGCGAAACCAAGATTCTGGAGCGGTTCAACGAGCGTGTGCGTGTTCACGAAGGCATTCTGCGAGGCCTGAGAGACATCCGCATCGAGCGAATCATCAAGAACCACGCGCAGATGATGGCGCTGCTCGACTGCCTGCCCCTGCTGGTGCCCATCAGTGCCGCGCAGCTTGAAGAAACCCAACGCACCCTCACCCTCATGGCGCTCGAGCGCCAGCGCGCAGTCAATGCCGACCACCCGCTGGTGACCCAGTTCTGGGAGGTCTACGACTACCTGGAGCAGCGTGCGCCAGACGACCGCCCGGCCGTGAACCACTCCAGCGACCCCGCAGTCATTGCCATCAACCTCAACGACTTTGCCGAACAGGCGGCTTTCCACAAGCAGACCATCGCCGAGCTGCCGCTGCTGCGCGAGCTGCTCAAGAGCTCGCGGCGCCACCCATTTGTCGACAGCAACCGACCCACCCACAGCACCATCCGCGCCTCTGGCGGCCTGACCCGATCAGCCACCGTGAAGTGCTGGATCTTCAAGAAAAACACCTGAGCAAGGAGAGAAGCATGCTGATTCTCAGCCGCCGAGAAAATCAAAGACTGATCATCGGTGACGACATCGAGGTCGTGGTATTGGGCATTCGCGGCAACGAGGTACGCCTTGGCGTGGTCGCACCGGATGACGTGGCGGTACACCGCGAGGAAGTCTATCTGCGAATTCGTGGCCAGCAGGTCTACATGGAACAGGCAGTCATGCGTGAAGCCGATGCCTGTTCGCACGAAATGGCATATGAGCGTGTCAACACGTGATGCGCCGTCCTGGACCTTGCGTTCAGCGAGCCGTTTTTCATGGCTGACAGAAGCCAGAACCAGCGGGTCCGGGTGCTTCCGCCGGTAGGACGCCCAGATCCCGCCTTGGCGCGGCTTGTGCTACCGTTTCTGACCGAACTGGATGCCAGGAATCGCGATGCGACTGAAAGCCGCCCTGTACCTTCGGTCCAGCAAGGACCAGAAGGACGTGTCATTGGATTTCCAGCGCCGGGAGCTGGAACGCCTGGCTGATGCGCGTGGACTGACCATCACTGCGGAATACAGCGACGTGGTCGAGTCCGGCAAAGACGAACAGCGGCCTGGCTACCAAAGCTTGTGCGCTGCCATCGGAAACCCTCTTCGCCCCTGGGATCACCTGCTCATCTACGACACATCCCGCCTGGCCAGACGCCAGCACATTGCGGTCGCCTTCTCGCACCACTGCCAGAAGAAAGGCGTGAAAATCATCTACTCCAAGATCCCCGAAATGGATCCCGTGACCGAGATGCTTGTGCTTTCGGTGATGCGCGCGATGGACGAGATGCACAGCCACGCCTCTCGCGAGAAGGGTCTGGGCGGCATGGCCGAGAACGTGCGCAAAGGCTTCCGCGCCGGTGGGCGCGCCCCGATCGGCTACGAGTTGGATCCACAGGACACCGGACTGATTCGCGACGGCAAGCCGGTGACCAAAAGCGTTCTCAAGCTGGGCCCACAGGCGCCTGCTGTCGCGCGCTACCTCAAGGCCAGAGCAGTCGGCACCCCGCGCCCGATGGCATTGCGCAACTCAGGCCTCCAGATCTCCAGCAGCTCATGTGTCGGCGTCGAGTGGAACGTGCTCACCTATGCGGGCTGCACGGTCTGGAACGTGAATCGGGAAGTCGGCCATCCTGAGGGCCGCAAGCGGCCGCGCAGCGAGTGGGTCATTACCGAGAACACCCATCCGGCCATCATCACTCGCGATGAAGCCGAGACCATCATGGCTGGCCTCGAGAACAGCGACATGGGCAAGCGGATCTCCGAAGCCAAGCGCGGAATGAGCAGCTACCTGATGTCCGGGCTGCTCTACGCACCCGATGGCAGGCAATGGAATGGCATGCGTGATCGACGCGGACCGTCATACCGCCTCCCTGGCGTAAATGGACAGCGCGGTCGGGTTATTCGTGCGGAAGAAGTCGACCAGGTCGTGCTGGGGCAACTGGCCGAGAGCCTGCAGAGCAGTGACTTTGTCGACGCTCTCTACCAGAGCAGCCAACAGGCAACGATAGACGTCAGTCGGCGCGAGGGCCTGCAACGGGATCTGGCGATGCTGAATGGACGGATCTCACGCGCGGTCGATGCCGTCATCTCCCTTGAGGATCCCGCCCCGATGTATCGCAAGATCAATGAGCTCGAGCGTCAGCGCCGCGCGCTCATTGGTGATATCGAACAGCAGAGGCAGGAAGACGAGATTCAGCTTGCCGGCAAGCAGCTCAGTCGCGAACGCATTCGTGATCTGCTGGATGATTTCTCGGAGCAACTAGCGGTAAGCCCAACCGAGCGGGTGAAGCCGCTTCTCGAGTCATTTCTTGAGCGTGTAACGCTGTCGCCGGCAAACCTGGAAATGCAGCTGCACTTCCGGATTCGCGCGAATGACTGCGTAAATGTGGCGTCCCCACAGGGATTCGAACCCCGGTTTCCGCCATGAAAGGGCGATGTCCTAGGCCGCTAGACGATAGGGACGGTGCGGATGCCGACGGCATGGCGCCGGCGCGACGGATGGTAGGCAGCGCCCTTCGGAGGTGTCAAGAAAGGCGCTGCCTGCGCTGTCTCAGCCGGCCAGCGCCTTCTCGATGTCACGGGCGATGTCTTCCGGCTTGGTGGTCGGCGCATAACGGTCGATGATCCTGCCATCGCGGCCGACCAGGAACTTGGTGAAGTTCCACTTGATCGCCTTGCTGCCGAGCAGACCGGGCGCCTCGGCTGCCAGATGCTGGAACAGCGGGTGCGCACCGGGGCCGTTGACCTCGATCTTGCCGAACATGGGAAACGTCACGCCGTAATCCATCGAGCAGAAGCTCTGGATCTCCTCGTCACTGCCCGGATCCTGGTTCAGGAACTGGTTGCAGGGAAAGCCCAGCACCTGCAGACCCTGGTCCTTGTACTTCTGGTAAAGCGCTTCCAGGCCCTTGAATTGCGGCGTGAAGCCGCACTTGCTGGCAGTGTTGACGATGAGCAGGACCTGGCCCTTGAGGTCCGCGAGCGCCATTTCCTCACCCAGGATGGTACGCGCGGTGTAATCATAGACTGACGACAT